AGGGTACCCGTTTTCTGGGATCAAGTGGGACCACGTCAAGGGAGAGTATGGTTCCCTCACACTCGACGCCAAGATCTGGGAAGACCTGATTGAGGCACTGACATGCATCGATAGTGGGGAGGCTGCTGCTGTCCTGTTCCGGGCGCAGGTGAAAGACGAGGTCACGAAACTCTCAAAGATAGCTGAAGGCCGACAGAGGATCTTCAATGCTGGGCCAATCACCATGATTGTGTTGGTGCGCATGTACTTGGGACCTCTGATTATTTGGATGCGTGAAAACATGTGGTCTGTGAGTGCAAAGATTGGCATTAATGCCCTTGGTCCCGATTGGGGCAAGTTGGCAGAGATGTTTGCCAATCTTCGACCGGGCGATGGGGATTACCCTGCCTTCGACAAGAACATGTATCTTGCCATCTATGTCGGCCTTCTTATCTATCGCTGGGCGAAAGCTGCTGGTTGGAACGACATTCAAGCAGATCGCGTCAAGGCGGTCTCTACGTGGTTTTCCTACTACTACTGCCTCTCATGCGGAGACTTATATCTCCTCCAGAACAACACCCCTTCCGGTGTATCTGGGACAGCGCAGATTAATTGTCTGTCTGAGGAGTTGGCCACAATTATGGCCACGTTCCTTGCTTGTGATGAGGCTGGAGTTCCGCGGCGTGCCGATTACGTGCTTAACGTAAACTTCGGAGATGATTCTCTGAAGGCCGTAACGGCAGATTGCCCTTTTCCTCTTGAACTTGTCTATGACAAGATGAAGGAGCTGGGCTTCGCCATGACAGCAGCGGATAAGAGTGGTCCGCCAAAGTCAAAAAGCATAGAGGAGTGCACTTTCCTCAAACGGGGTTTTAGACGTGATCCCCGTCTCGGGTGGGTAGGTCCACTTGAGAAAACATCCATTTATAAGATGCTCGCTTTCCGCGGTCAGTTGATGATACCTGACGAGAAGCGCATGGAGACTGTTCTCCAAGGGGCGCTAGCGGAAGCATTACTGCATGGACCAGACTTCTTTGAAGAGTTGGCAATTCGCCTTACGCCTTCATTAGCTAAGTATGGCATCAATGCAGATTACGAGCACTACGCCACCAAGTACCTTCAAGGGGGTTTTTCCGCCTGGGACTTTCCCGGCGTTTCCCTCTTCCAGTTACCTGACTCTCCTGAGTTGGTGACACAAATTCCACTGGAGCCACCAGTGGGCCCATCATCGGGTTCAGGGCAAGATCTATCTGCCTAGTGGCAGACTTATTGTTGTCCATTCTCCTGAGTGGCATTT